GCTGCGGACAACACCTCGAACGCTGCTGCTGCCGCGACCCTCGAGAACGCTGCCGACAACATGAACGCCGCTGCCGACAACGTCCGTGACGCTGCCGACGCCAAGGCGGACAACATGCAGTAATAGTCGCCTCGGGCCTTCGGGTCCGAAGCGCCGACTGCTATGTCGGAAAAGGGCGCTTCCCATGCGGAAGCGCCCTTTTTCTTTGCCCGATTTCCTGTGCAAAGTTGTCGCACGACTCTTGCGAAGTCCGACCGCATCACGCTAACGACATTCGCGGTGGGGCCTGTAGCTCAACGGTTAGAGCTGGCCGCTCATAACGGCTAGGTTGCGGGTTCGAGTCCTGCCGGGCCCACCAACTTCCCGCCTAAAGCATTGTATTTTCAGCACTTCATGGCTGAATATGTCTAACCCTAGGCCCAAGGTTAGACAAATCGGGTCATTTTTGATCCGAAAATCGGTTGATGGTCCGGTTGATCGCACCATCGGCGAGGCCTTCTTGATCGGCAGCGGCCGTATAAATGGCCACTTCGCTATCTCCCTTCCAACCGCCCACGGCCTTGATTTCCAGCTGGGTGGCTTGGCTCTGGGCCATTCGGCGGGCGATCGCCTTGCGGAGGCCGTGCGAGGTGCATTGGGGCAAGCCTGCCTCATCGCACCATTCGCGCATCTTGTTGCCGAAGCCATCCTTCGTGAAGGTCTTGCCAGCGGTGGTGACGAGGAACGAGCGCAAGCCCACGCTGTCCATGGCGTCGATCGCGCGGCGTAGGTCCGGGGCCATCGGCAGCCAAAGGTCGGCCTGATTTTTCGCCGCTGTAAAATTGATCTTGCCGCGCACGACATGGGCCGGGCCGAACAGGCGGGCGTCGCCCCGCCGCTGTCCCGTCCAAAGCATGATTTCCAGCGCCAGCCTTGCGCGGGTGCCCAGCGGGTGCCGCGCCTTGTACTGCGCAATCTCCTGCTCGGTCCAAGTATGAAAGCCGGTCAGCTTGGTCTTCCCGATCGTCGCGGCGTCCTCGACGGGGTTATGCTCTATCCATTTCAGCTTCTTCGCATAGGCAAACAGGCGGCGCAGTTCCTTCCGCAGTTTCACCGCTGCGACCTGGCCGCCCATCATCCGTTTGCGGGTGTCGTCCCAGCGCTTTTCGGTCCGCGCCAGCAGGATCGCCTCGATATGCTCGAACCCGAAGTCCGACACCAAATCGTCCGCGAAATCCTGTCGGAAGCTGTCGATGAGATATTTGCGGCGCGCCTGTGTCTCTGGCGTGCCTCGCCCTTTGAAATCGCCCGCCGCGTAATAGCGCGATACTAGATCGCCCACGCTGCCCGGCACGGCCGGACGTACGACGATCATCGACCGCTCGGCCAACAAAGCCTCATATTCCGCCTTGAAACCTTTTTCGTCCGGCAGGTGCTTCATATAGACGGGCTTGCGGCCAGCCTTCCGGAACCGCGCACGAAGTTTGCCGTGGCGGTCGGGGTTTACCGTGACATTCTTATAGCGGGTCTTCACTTGGGCAGCAGCCTGTCGAGCGGGTTTGCGCGCGTGACCATCGTCGGTGAGTCACTGGCGTCGATGACCATGTTACCATGAACATCGATGGCGACGCGAACATGGCCAAAGCCCGCGTCTCGCGCGCCCTTCATCGCCCTGGTCACGTCGGTCTTCGTAAAACGTGCGGGCGCTGTCATGGGACCGCCCTCCCCTTTCCCGTTTCCGCCAACAGCCAATCGCAACCAGCCGGGGCACTTGGCCGATGCATTATGCGGCCGCCCGGTCGCGGTCAGCCGTATGTCGAACATAGGCCGCCGCGATCCAGATATGCGGCATCGATCCGGGGATGACCGGCTCGAAATGCCATGCCAGCGCCACGGCGCAGGCGGCCATGTCCTGATCGGTGCCCGACGCGGCCGCCTTTGCCACCGCGCGAAGGTCGATCAGGATTTCCGACCAGCTGGCGCCATAGATGCGCGGCCAGTCTATCGGCTCGATGACTTCGGCCAGCCGCTCCACGTCCCGCCAGATGGCGACGATCGCGGCCATCACGCGCTCCCGCTGGCGGGCGGTGTCGGGCGTCATGCGGCGCTTGGCGATCGATGCCGGATCGCGGGCGCGACGGCTGGCCAGCAACTGTTCGGCCGCCTGCGTCAGCTGCGACCACTGATCGCGCAGGCGCGGGGCGTAGAATGTCCGCCGCGCGGCGCGGTCGCGAAGGATCGCCTGCCAGTGGCGGCGATCGGCGGCGTCCGGCTGGGCGTCGGACAAAACACTAAAGCCGATCATGCCGCAGCGTCGTCTGCCGTGGAAACGACCTTGGCCATCAGAACGGCACTCCATCATCGGGGGAGAAATGGGTGAGGAATGCGCGTGCGTGGGCCGGGCCAGCTCGCGTCACCAATTCGTCCAAGCGATCGACCATGTCCGCGCCGATCAGGCGCAGGCTGGTGATCAGGCGCAGGGTGCGTTCGGCCATGTCCATGTCGGCCGCGCCGCATGTGTTTTCATGGCATTGGCACGCGCATTCCGGCGCAGGCTGCGATGGGCCGCCATCGGTATCGGGGAAAAGGCGGCCGCTCAGAGGTGCGGGCGCGTCGTCAATGAAGCGCGCCGCGATCGGTTCGCCGCCCGTCATCGTCACGATGTTGGGCCGATGGTAGATGAAGCCTTTCGCGGTCCTGACCCGCCAGAAGCCGCCATTGGAGAGGACGCGACTAAGCCCCCGGTCTGTCCCCTGCCACGCCAGCAAGCGCCGGGCAGTCGAGAGTTTGAAGCGTGGGGGGAGGCGATCGAACTCGCTCATGCGTGACCTCCGATCCAGAGGCCATAGGCGACGCCACAGACGACATAGAGCGCCAGCGCCAAGGCCACGGCAAGGAAGGCCGCGCCAGCGCTGTCATTGTGGTTCGGGTCTTCGGGCTGCGGCTGGGGTTCGTCGCGATCGGCGGGCGTGCCCGCGTGGTGATCGCGGATCAGTGCGGGCAGCGCTTCAGGTGCGGCGCGCCAGCGTTGGACGCGGCCGGACAAGTCGGCAGGGTGGTGATGCACGATGGCCTCCATCGCCGCTCCATGCGGCGTGGCCATCTTGTGCGATTATCGCATTTATCATGTCAATCTAAAAACTGCGATAATCGCATATATTGACGTGGATCGGTTTCTGTTCCTAATCTGTTCCACGTCTAGTAGCGCGTTTGGGAGGACGTCGGGTGAGTTTGTTTTATCGGGTCAGCGTGTTTGGCGTGCCTAAGGGTCCATGGCGCGCGACGATACCGGCCGTCCGACGTGATGCCATAGAGGCAGGCGTTGGTAGTTATGACGAAGATCATAGATTCTTTTTGGATGCCGTTGCGAGCATAGATGCCGCGCACGAAAATGAACTTATCCGTTCCGGCGCGGAATATCCCGGATCGTATAGGAGAAAACCCGGCCAAGGATTGTTATTGGCTCACCGCCAAGCATGATATCCGCATGTTCGTCATTAGACGAACAAGGAACCAGCCGTGCAGGATCAGCCTGAAATTCCTTGAAGGTGGTCCGGCCATCTTCCGTTTGTACAACGTACCGGCGACCGGGCCACAAAGCTTTGTCGTCGGGATCAACGATCAGCGTAGTGCCTTCCGGGACTATTAAGTCCATCGAATCGCCCTTCACTGTCAAACCATAAGCATGTGGCGGCGTTTCCGGGTCGGCAACCGGAATCCAGCGCCCTGCTCGCTGCTCAGCCTCAGTGGGGCGACCCGCCGGAACTTCACCTAAGAGCCGTATCCTTCGAAGTGCGGGCTCTGGCTCGGGGTCAGCGGAAAATTCGCGCTCTATCGCGGCCATTTCATTGGCTTTAAAGCTACGTGTGCCGCCCAGCGCCTTCGTTAGGTAATTCGGGTTCATTCCGATCGCATCAGCGAGGTCCGTGATGGACATGTTTCGCGACGCGAGTTCGGCGCGGATTTCCTGGGGCGTCAGCATGCCCAAACCATTCCGACGAACTGCGATAGTCGCAACTTCGATAATCGCATATTGTTGTTGCAGTCTAAATGCGAATATCGCATGAAACGCACATGACGACCGTATCCGACCGCATCATTGACGCTCTCGGTGGCACGACTGCCGTGAGCCGGAAGGCCGAAACACCGCTCTCCACAGTCCACAGCTGGCGGAGAAACGGCATTCCCGCTTCGCGGCTCGCCCACCTCAAGCTGATCGCATCTGCCGAAAACATGCAGATTGATTGGAGTACAGGTGAACGGCTGGATCATGACGCAACCGATACGGTCGCTGTTGTCGCGTCGTCACCCAATAGTTCGCGCCAGATTATCGGGCAGGTGCTCGCATGATCACGTCAACAACGATCGATGCAATGGTGTCCGTAGTCGACGGCGAGGTCGTTGCGGATAGCAGGGACGTGGCTGACGCCTTCGGGCGGCGTCATGCGGACGTATTGAGGGGTATCGCTGACCTTATTTCGTCCCGCCCAGACCTTCAGCGAACTTTTTCGTTGAAGGTCGGCAAGGTCGATATCGGCTCCGGTGCCCAGCGCGACAGCCACTATTACACGATGAACCGCAAGGGCTTCGTCGTGCTCGTTGGCGGGTTCAAGGGCGATCGGGCGTTGGATTTCCGCATCGCGTTCTACGATGCGTTCGAGCGCATGGAGCAATTGCTTCAGCGGATGGCCGATGAGGCGCGAGAACTGCCGGTTGGGGCTCGCCATGCGATCTTCGACGATCCCGACCGGCTGCGCAACGCGATCGCGTTCGTCCGGGCGGCGCATGTTGCGCGGCGCTGTTCGACGGCGCGGCGCGCGTGGACGGTCGCAGGATTGCCCGATGTTTTCGGCTCCGACGTGCTCCAGCGTTTCGCGGGGGCGGCCTGCTCTGTTGCGCCGATCATCGTCCAGTGGGCTGACGAACGGCTTGAGCGCGCCCCGGATGCGCAGGCCAGCACCGCCGCGCTGTATCAGGATTTCGCAGGGTGGGCGGCCGATTGTGGCCACCCCGCTATCCCGTCGCTGACGGCGTTCGGCCGCCAGCTTTCCGCCCTGGGGATCGAAAGCTTTCGTTCGGACGGGATCAAACGTCGGGGCGTCCGCCTGATTTCGGAGGTGGCGGCATGAACGCCCCGACAGACCAGTTATCGCGGACCGCGTTGGCTGCCCGTCTGGAACGAGCGGCCGCCACGGCGCGGCGCGTCAGTTCGCTGGAACGTCAAGTCCGGGAAGTGCTGCAAGTAGCATGTCAACAAGCGGCTCAAGGCATTCGGGATCGCTGCCCTCCAAAGCCATCTTACGGCTGTTCAAAATTATCCGACGCAGCTGATCCAGAGAGTTTTCAGATAGCTGACCCATGCCGCCATTTGAAATCAGGTGAAGAATGACGAAGTTTTGCAGTCCCTGTATGGCTGACAATCGCACGATTTCCTGCTGTGAGCTTTCAAGCGCGTCGATTAATTTGCCGATTAGTTCGGTGCTCGCTGTGCTCATATCACTTCTGCCTTCGTCGGTGTGTGGAAACGCGACGATAGCCGCGTGGGAGAGAGCAGCAAGCCTTCTCCCACGCGCAATGCCCGTAGTGGCAGTCCCCGTATGAGCGTGGCACGCCTCGCGCTGAAGCGCGCCACCGATGAAATGCTGTCGTCGCTGGGCGGCCAGACCAAGGCTGCGCCCTTCACCCGCGTCGGCCAGTCGACGCTGAGCACCTATGCTTCAGTCCATAACGCCGAGGCCTTCGCGCCGATCGACGTTATCGCCGATCTGGAGCCGCTGACCCGCGAATTTCCGGGTTATCCGGCCGTCACCCGCGCGTTGTGCGCGATCAACGGGGGCGTGTTCGTGCCGTTGCCCGAGGTGCCGACCAGCGACGCAGACCTGCTGACCATGATGGGCCGCCTGTCGAAAGAGGCTGGCGACGTGACGCAGGAAATGTGCGCGGCGCTGTCTGACGGCCGGATCGATCGCGTCGAACAGGCCAAAATCCGGCGGGAAGTCCGCCACCTTCTGGAAATCGCGGTCGCGCTGGACGCGATCGTCGCCAACGTCCCTATCGAGGAACCCCGCTCATGAAGCTGAACCTGCCTGCCCGCGTCCCCAATGAGGGGGCGCGTCGCCTCGCCTTTCACCTGACCGTTGCCAAGCCCGGCTCCCTCAAGCGTTTCGCGCGCAAGGCCGGGCTGTCGGAAATGATGGTCGAACGCCTGATCCATGGCGACGTGATGCCCGACGACGACATGGCCAAGGCGATCTATCTGGCGAGCGATACCGCCGTGTTTTCGTCCCACTGGTCGCACCGTCCGCATGGCGGCTGGTTTGATCGGCCGATCAGCCAAGTCGCGGCCTAGTCCGGGAGGCGCGGGGATCACCATGGGGGGGCTTGCTGCCCAGACTGACGGTGCAACGCTGGCCGCTTCGGAGGCCGCGCTGCGGGCATGGGTTTTTACGGCGCAGCCGGGCGCGCGCCTGACCTTCGCGACGGGGCAGGAACCGCCGCGTGACCAGCCGATATGGTCGGCCGTGCGAGCTATGGTCGATATGGGGCTGATCAGCATGTTCAGTCCGCGCCGTCCCGATGGGCGGGGTTTCGACTTCGTGGCTCATCGCCTGTCCAGTCCGGTCGCCATCCACGACGACGCCAGCCGGGAGGCGCGCGTTTTCGCGGAAATCGAACGGTGCGTGGCGATCGGCGAGCCGATGCCCACGGACAGGCAATTGGCCCGCCGCTGCGGCTTCGGGCACGCCGATGAGGCCAGCTATGCTTTGCGCAAGCTGAAGGCCCGCACGGCGGGGGATCGCCGCATCTGCGTCATCAATCACGGGCCGTTGGAGCATCGCCAAGCGATCATCCTGTCCACTGGCCTGACGACGATCAGGAAGGAATTTTGATGGCGAGGGCAGAGGCGGCCGCTCAGGCGCTGCGGCGAGCGTTCGCACATTACCGGGCACATATGGAGGTCGCTCGCGATCCCGATGAGAGCGCGGCCGTTCGGCGTCGTGCATGGGATCGGGCCGCCCACGCGCGTGGACGCGTCGAACGCCAGATTGATCGCATAGAGGCGGCGGGACTGTGACGTGGCTTTGTCCTGTCCGTGGCTGTGGATCGTCGCGCCGCAAATGGCAAGCCGTGTGTGATCGCTGCTGGCCGAAGCTGCCCCGTGATCGGCGCGCCGATATCATGGAGACGCGAGCCAGCGGTGCGAAGCATCTAGAGGCGCGTGCATCGATCGCTGCGGTCGACTGGCTGAACGCGCGCTTGGCGCAGGCCGCGCGACGGGTGGGCGATGATCCGCCCTGATCGGGCAGGCCCAGCCGCCACCATTTCCGACGACCGGGCGCGGCCCGGATCGTCACGACAGATTGAATTTCCGGGGGATCGCCTGTGACTTCGCAAACCCCGCTTAGCCCTATGGGGCAAGCGGCGCTCACCTATGCGCGCCGCGGATGGGCCGTTTTCCCATGCCGCGAACGCGATGAAACCGTTCAAATTGCCGGTGGCGGCGAACGGACGTTCAAGGCCAAGGCCCCCTACACCGGCAAGGGTCTGAAGGATGCGACGCGCGATGAGCGCCGCATTGCCGCGTGGTGGCGTCAGCATCCGAATGCACTGATCGGCGTCCCGCTGGGCGATAACGGGCTGTTCGTGCTCGATTTCGATCCGCGCGTGGATGACGAAACGGGCGAGGTCTACACGCTGGAACGGCTGAAGGATGATCTGGAGGCGCAGATGGGGTGCCCGCTGCCCCGGTCGGTCACGTCGATGACGCAGAGTGACGGCGTGCATGTCTGGCTGAAACAGCCGGAGGGCGAGCCGATCCGCAACCGTGGCAACCTGCCTGATCATGTCGATGTGCGTGGGCTGGGCGGTTATGTCTGTGTAGCGCCGTCGGTGATGGCCGAAACGGGTGCGCGGTATCGCTGGCTGGATCGCGGGGACTGGCGTGACGATAGCGCCTTTGCCGAGGCCCCGGCCGCGCTGGTCGACATATTGCGCACGCGCGGTGGCAAGCCCGCCAAGCTGAAGCCCGCCCCGGCCGGGGGCGCAGCTGCGCCGCGATCGGCCGTTGACCAGGCGCTTTCCGAAGATGCGGCCGTACGGAAGTATGCGCTGGCCGCCCTCGATGGCGAATTGGGCGAGGTTCGGCGCGCGGGCACCGGCAAGCGCAATGAACGCCTGTTTGAGGCCGCGCTGAAGCTGTCGTCATTGGTGGCGGCCGGGGCGCTGGACGGGGCGATGGCGCGGCACGCGCTGGAGGCGGCCGCGCGGGACAATCCCGGCCGTGATGATGAGGGCCAGCTGCAAGCCACGATCAACTCCGGCTGGTCAGCAGGAAGCGATAGTCCTCGCAATCTCAGCGAGATTGCGGCCGCATCCAAAGAGAGAGCGAACCGCCGTTCGTCCGCGCCATCCTCCCGCCGGGCCGCCCCCGGCCGCTCCCCCGCCGCTGGGGGGCGGGATGCCCAACAACCCGATCCTTCCGGATCGGAAGGGACCGAAATCTCCGGCCCCGAGCTGGGCCGGGAGGGGCGGGAGCGGGTGTTTCGCTTGGCCGATGCGTGGCTGGGCCGCGCCGTCGAACGGTGCCAACCCGTGGAACAGGATATAAGCCGGATCGCATTCGGGATCGGGCGGCGAGTCGCGGCCGGACTGCTATGCGAAGCAATGGCCTTGGCGGCGCTTGCCACGGTCTATGAGGGTCGCGCGGACGCCGTTGCGCTGGGCAGTGGGGTGGAGCGCGCCGTCGCGGACGGGTGGGCCAAGGGCTTTGCCGTCGAGCCGCTGCTGACCGGGCTGACATGCGCGGGCTATCCGATGACGGATTTCGGTATCGCCGAGCGGTTTCGAGACCGATGGAGCGCGGACTTCCGTTACACCACAACCAAAGGTTGGCTGGGTTGGGACGGGCGGCGTTGGCGCGTGCTGGACCAGGACGAAAAGACGCTCCCGGCCGAGGTGATCGCAGCCGTGTTCGACACGATCCGCGCGATTCAGGACGAGGCGCGGGCGGTGCGGGATACCGGCGTCGCCGTCGATCCGGACCGGGATGACGATTTCGCGGTTGAACGCGACCCGGCCGCGATGGACGATTGGATATTGGTCGGCCGCAACATGCGCCTGCGGTCGTCGCTGATCGCGGAATGGGGGCGGAAGGCCGAGACGGTTCACAAGCCCGCCTCCGTCGCCAATCTCGCGCGGCGCTGGCTAACCGTGCCGATTGAGGCATTCGACCATGATGCCTTTGCGTTGAACGTGCAGAACGGCACGCTGCGCTTCCGGAAGGAGGAAGGGCCGGACGGTAAGGTCCGCGCCACCGTCGCGTTGACCGAGCATCGGCGTGAGGATCTACTGACCAAGCTGTCCCCGGTCGCCTATGATCCGGACGCCAAGTGCCCGCTCTATGACGCCAGTTTCGAATGGGCGCAGCCCGATGCCGAGATGCGGCGTTATCTGCACCAGCTGGGCGGCTATTCGCTGACCGGCGATGCCAGCGAACAGAAGCTGTGGTTCTGGTGGGGGCGCGGCCGCAACGGCAAGGGCGTCACGCTGGAAAGCTGGACCCATGTGGCGGGCGATTATGCCGACACGATCCCGATCGGGTCGTTTCTGGATCAGGGGCTGAAGAAACGGGGCGATGCGGCTTCACCCGATCTGGCCAAGCTGGGCGGCGTGCGGATGCTGCGCGCGTCGGAGCCGGGGAAGAACGAGACGCTGGATTCCGGGCTGATCAAGCTGGTGACGGGCGGCGAGCCGCTGGCCGTGCGCATGCTGCACCGTGGGTTCTTCAACCTGATCCCCAAATTCAAGCTGATCATCATCGGCAACTCGAAATTCAACGTGCCTGATACCGATGACGGTATCTGGTCGCGACTGAAACTGATCCCATGGCTGCGCAATATCGAGATACCGGAGCCGGGGGTGGTGTGGCCGAAGAAGGACCCGCATCTGGTCCAGAAGATCACGTCCAAGGAAGGGTCAGGCGTTCTCAACCGGCTGGTGCAGGGCCTGCTCGACTATATGGTCCATGGCCTTGTCGAGCCTGCCAGCGTCACGCAGGCGACCGAGGCCTATCGCGACCAGTCCGACCCGATCGCGCGCTTCCTGCGCCTGTGTACGGAGGTGGACGCGAACAGCCGGGTTCAGTCGTCGAAGCTGCATGAGGTGTTCGTGGCCTGGGCCAAGGCGGCGGGCGAACGGGAATGGTCCAACAAGGGATTTTCCAACGCCATGTCCGATAAGGGCTATCAAAAGAAGGCGTCCGATGGGATGCAGTGGCTCGGGCTGAAGCTGGTCAAACAGGTGGAGGACTTTGTCGATATCAACGGCAAGGTGCTGAAGCTGGAGGACCGCGACGACGATGCCCCGCCTTCGACAGGCCAGCCTCCACCCGCCGCTGCGTCCGCGCCGCCTCCGGACGATGAAGGCGATGCGCTCTAGTCGACACTGATCCTTCCGGTCGGAAGGGTGCCGGAACCTTCACCGGAAGGAAGAAACGGCGGATTTCTGCGCCTTTGGAAGGGTTGGAAGGATTTCTGAACATTTCGTCGTAAGGTGCGCACATATGCGCACATGCGCATGCACGATGAAATATCATCTATATCCTTCCTATCCTTCCAACCCTTCCGGATGAGAAAGAAAAGATAGGAAAACCAATGGCATATGATTGCAGCAATGCCGGAAGGGTTGATGGCGAGGGTTCCGGAGCCGGAAGGTTCATGACCTTTGAGGCGGTGGAGGCCCGTTTGGTGGAGGCGGTGCGGCTCTGCTGGCGGATGCCGGGCAACCACTGGCCTTTCGCCAAGGATGGGCCTTGGAGCCTGATCCAAAAGGACTGGTGGGATTGGGACGCACGCGATGAGCGGCCGATCCCGCGCAGCCCGCTTAGCCAGGTGGAGGTGATGGAGCGGGATGAGGCCGTGGCATGGCTGCGCCTGATCCCCGGCGATGAGGATCGCCGCTTGGTGCTGCTGGCGGTGACGCAGCTGGCCAAGGCGACCAGCGACCGGGCGCGTGTGTCGTGGCTGAAGCTACTGCGCCCGCTGGGCAAGACGCACGGGGCCGATGGGCTGCGGATGCGTTACGGGCGGGTATTGAACGCCCTGACGGTCCGTATCAACGCTGTACGGGGCTGAAATGGCGGTTTTCCGCGTCCGGACATGTCAACCCGGTTTAGGTCCGGACATGAAAATATCGCTGTTCGTTTCCGGACCTCTATTGGCGTAAATATCAGTACGTTGGGGACGGGCCTTTAGCGGCGCGGCTTCCACTCCTCCCTCAGCCTTTCAGGGCGGCGCGGCTTCGGCCTCGCCGCCCTTTCCTTTGGTGGTGCATGGTCAAACTGACTGGACTGAAGCCGCGCCTGAACGGGTTGCGGTCGCGGATCGGCCGGGATGAGCCCAGCACTCGGGTTGAGCGGGACAGGGAGCGGGACGCCCAGCCGTGGCGGCGCTGGTACAAGACGGCGCGGTGGCAACGCCTGCGCATGGTCATTCTCACGCGCGATCTGTTCACTTGCCAATGGGCCGGGTGCGGTCGCGTCGAGCCTGACACGGCCAAGCTGGTCGCGGATCATCGCGAACCGCACCGGGGCAATGAGGCGCTGTTCTGGGATCAGGACAACCTGTGGTGCCTGTGCAAGCCTTGCCACGACAGCGCGAAGCAACGGCAGGAGCATCGCGCCCGCTGACAGGTGGGGGGTGGGTCCAATCTCTGGGACGCCCCTGCCCCTAGACCGCAACCGCTCTCATTCGGAGAATTTTTTTCCAGTGGCCGACAATTCTGGGCTCGATCTGTTTGGCGACCCTATCCAGCCGGACAGGGAAGCCCGTGGGCGGCCGGAGCATCGGTGGACCCTCCAGAACAGCAATAAGGTGTTGCTGGCGTTCGCACGCGGCCTGAGCGTCAAAGAGGCTGCGATTGTCATCGGGGTGTCGGCCCCGACTCTGCGCAAGGTTTATTTTTCCGAGGTGCGTCGCCGGGACGATGCGCGCCTTCGCATGGAAATGACGCAGCTGTCGCGGCTGAACGACGCCGCCCAGGCGGGCAACGTCGCGGCCGAAAAGGAACTGCTGAAGCAACTCGACAAGGCTGCCCTGAAGGACGTGGCGAACAGCGTCCGGGATCGCGGCCGTGGGCCGAAAGCCCCCGCCCTTGGCAAAAAGGAATTGGCGCAGGAAGCCGCCAAGGAAGCGGCGCAGAAGTTCAAGCCCCGTCAGGGGCCGAGACTGTTGAACTGACGCCGTGCGACCGCTGGACTGGTCAACCGGGTGTCCCGATTGGGAAACCCGGATCGTGGAGGGGCGCAGTCTTGTCCCGCCCCCGCTGTTCCCCGATCAGGCGGAAGAGGCGTTGGCGATCTTTAAAAGCCTGCGCATCGTCGACGTGCCGGGACAGCCGACGTTCGGCGAAGCCTGTGACGATTTCGTGTTTGAGTTCGTGGGGGCCATTTTCGGGGCCTATGACCCGATCAAGTGCCGCCAGCTGATCAACGAGTTTTTCCTGCTGATCAGCAAGAAAAACGCCAAGTCCACGATTGCCGCCGGGATCATGATCACGGCGCTAGTGCTGAACTGGCGCGATGCCAACGAACTGTTAGTGCTCGCTCCCACCAAGGAGATTGCGAACAACGTCTTTACCCCGGCCATGGGAATGGTCCGGGCTGACCCGGAATTGTCCAAGCTGCTCAAGCCGGTGGAGCATCTGCGGACGATCAAGCATCTCGACAATGGTTCGGAACTGAAGGTGGTTGCGGCCGACAGCGAAATTGTCGGCGGCAAAAAGGCCGGGTTCGTTCTGGTCGAAGAGGTCTGGCTGTTCGGCAAGAATCCGAAGGCGGCCGCGATGCTGATGGAGGCCCTTGGCGGGCTGGTCAGCCGCCCGGAAGGGTTCGTGGTCTACCTGTCCACCCATTCGGATGAAGCGCCGCGCGGTGAGTTCAAGCGGCTGCTAGACCTGTTCCGGGGTGTTCGCGACGGGACGATCATCGATCAGCGCAAGCTGGGGATGCTCTATGAGTTCCCGGCCGCGATGATCGAAAGCAAAGCCTATCTCGATCCGGCCAACTTCTATGTGACCAATCCCAACATCGGCCGTTCGGTTGACGCCGAATGGCTGGAGGGCAAGTTGCGGGAGGCGATGGCCGGGGAACCGGGCATCCTGCAAATCTTCCTGTCGAAGCACCTGAACGTCGAAATCGGCACCCGCCTTTCAAGGGATCGCTGGACCGGCGCAGATTTCTGGGATGCTGCGGCCGATACGGCGCTGACGCTTGATGACCTTATCCGCCGATGTGAGGTCATTGTGGCCGGGATCGATGGCGGCGGGCTGGACGATCTTTTGGGCCTCTGCCTGATCGGACGGGAAAAGGGCTCGAAACGCTGGCTGGTTTGGTGCCGGGCATGGGCTTGGTCTGTCGTTTGGGAGCGGCGCAAGGATATCGCCACCAAGCTGGACGAGCTGGTCGCGGAAGAAACCCTACTCAAGTGCGTCATGCCCGATTGTGTCGTCATCGACCTGGAGGCTGACGACGACGAGGAAGACCAAGAGTTGACCGAGGATGTGCGCGGCGTCGTGGATGCCCTTTGCCGCGTCCGGGATGCCGGGTTGTTCCCGGAAACCGGCGCGATCGGACTGGACCCGGTGGGCGTGTCGGCCATCGTGGACGAACTGGTCGCGCGGGACTTCGATCCCGACAATCAGCTGCGGTCGATCGGACAGGGTTACAAATTGAGCGCCGCCATCAAGGGCGCGGCCCGAAAGGTCGCGGCCCGGACGCTGCGCCATGAGGGCAAGGAACTCATGCGCTGGTGCGTCGGCAACGCGAAGATGGAGCCGCGCGGCGCAAGCGCGGTGGCCATCGTGAAGGCCACGCCTAGCGCCAAAATCGACCCGCTGGCCGCGATGTTCAACGCGGTGATGCTGATGACGGAAAACCCGGTCGCGGCCGGTTCATTCGAATATACAGGGATTTGATCATGGGATTTATCGATCGCGCCCGGAACGCGGCGCGCGCGCTCCGGGCCGATGCGTCCCCTGTCGCCCCTGCCCAGTCAGGTTTTCAGCCTTCCGGCGACGGCCTGCCGATCCGGGGCGACGCGGCGCAGTCCGCCCCGATCGCAGGCGCGGACGGTCTGAACGATCCCAAGGGGATGACCGTGCTGAACCTGTTGGGTGGCAATCGGTCGGGTGCCCCGATGGGCGAGGCGCGGGCCATGAGCGTTCCGGCCGTGCTTCGGGCGCTGGAGGTGTTGTGCGGGCTCTTTGCGATGACGCCCGTTCATTACTACCGCAACACCCCGGACGGCAAAGAGCGGGTCGACGATGCGCCCCAAGCCCGGATGCTGTCGACCAGCGCCAACGGCGTGCAGCCCGCCTATCTGCTAAAAGAGTTGATGATGGGCGATCTGCTGATGCGCGGACGCTTCGGGGCCTTCATCCACCGCGACGAACTATACCGCCCCAAGGCGCTTAGCCGACTGGTGCCGGATGGGATCGCGCCGGTTCAGCATTGGGACCGGCAAGACGGGCTGGAGATGTTTTACGACGCCCAGCTGCCGGACGGATCGCGTGATCGTCTGACCCGCAACGACCTGTGGTTCGTGCCGGGGTTCAGCCGTGACGGTCTGGTCGGTATCGATCGCCTGAAACTGCTGGGCAACACGTTCGAGTCGGCCGCGTCGACCAGCGATTTCGCCCGACGGTTCTGGGAGAACAACGCCCAGCCATCGACCATCCTGACCACCAAGGCCAAGATTGACCGGCCGGGCAAAGAGGCGATCCGGTCCGACTGGCAACAGCGCTTTGCGGGGCCGCAAAATGCGGGCTCGGTCGCGGTGCTGGATCAGGAAATGGACGCCAAGTTTTTGGCCCATGACAACAAGGCTTCGCAGTTTATCGAGTCTCGCGGCTTTGGAGTTCTGGAGGTAGCGCGGGCCTTTGGTGTTGCGCCGCACGTCCTGTTTGAACTGACCCGTGCGACCTTTTCCAATATTGAGCATCAGAGCCTCGAGTTTTACCTGTATTCGATGCTTGCCCACTTCGAACGTGGCGCGGCCCACATGACCCATCAATTCGCGGATGAGGGTCATTTCTTCGAGTTCATGCCCGAGGCCATGCTGAAGGGCGATATCCTGACCCGCTATCAGGCCTATGCCGTCGCGATCGACAAGGGGATTATGAACCCCAACACGGTCCGGCGGAAAGAGAACATGAACGACCGGCCGGGCGGTGATGAATACCGCGTCGGATCGGGATCGCAGATTGAAGGGCAGCAACCTGCCCCGCCGCCCCGGCCGCTTCCGGCACCCCAACAGACCGAGGAAGATGAATGAACCACCATGTTTTGGCCGCGATCCGGTCCGAGCCGTGGGCCATCGTGCCCGCCTATCTCGATGCGATTGAGGCCATCGCCCTGCGGGCCATGAATCATCCCGCCGTTCTGGCCGTCGAACGGGACGGCCATGAGGCGCGGTTCGCCGATGCAACGGCGCGGATGGGGGAACGGGCACCGGGTACGCGGACGGCCGCCCTTCGCGATGGCGTCGGCATCGTTCCCATGTTCGGGCCAGTCTTTCCCCGTGCCGGGGGATTGGCCACGTCTGGCGCAACGACGCTCGACGCCGTGGCGGCCGATCTGCGGGCGCTGGAAGCCTCGCCGGAAGTCCGCAACGTTCTGATGACGATCGATAGCCCCGGCGGGGCGGTGTCGGGCATCCACGACTTTGCCCGCTTCGTCGCCAATTTCTCCAAGCCGCTGGCGGTGCATGTGTCGGGCCAATGCTGTTCGGCCGTATACTGGATCGCCAGTCAGGCGTCGGGCGGGATCAGCCTTGATCCAACCGGCGTGGTGGGATCGATCGGCGTGTGCATGTCGACTTCCTATCAGGAAGGGCCGGATATGTCGGGGCGGCGGTCGATCGACATCACCAGCACCGGCGCGCCGAACAAGCGGCCGGACCTTTCGACCGAGGAAGGCCGGGCCGCTCTGCGCTCGACGCTCGACGCCATCGAATCCGTGTTCATTAGCACCGTCGCCAAGGGGCGCGGTGTCTCTGAAGCTACCGTCCGGGCCGATTTTGGCAAGGGCGGCACCCTGACCGGGAAGGACGCAAAGGCGGCCGGGATGGTCGACCGCGTGGAGGCTGATGGCCTCGACGGGGCGATCCGACGGCTTGCCCGAACCGCCCCTCCGGCAGCGCCCCGGCGGGCCGCCGCGGCGAACCACCTGGCCTTGGCGCAAGCGCGCGCCGGGCTGTAATCCACCAAGGAGAATGACGATGCGCATTACCGCGCTACGGGCAAGTCTGGCGGCCGAAGTCCAGTCGATGGAAACGATCCTCGACGCGGCCGCGAACGATAACAACCGCGACCTGACCGCCGAGGAACAGACGGCGTTCGACAAGCACAAGACCGAGGCGGATCGCCTTCAGGCGGCGGTCGGCCGCGAAGAGTCCATGCTGGCGCTGAAGGCGTCGGCCGCGCAGCCGCTGAACGTCGGCGGTGCAGGCGCAACGGGCGCGGGCGGTCGCGTTCCTGCGGCCGTGCAGGAAAAGCTGGAGCCCGGCGTGATGGTCGGCCGCATCGCTCTGGCCGTGGCGGCCACGGGCGGCAACGATCAGCGTGCCATGGCGAACCACGCGCAGCAGGTGTTCGGTGATGAAACCGGGCAGATTGTCGCCAACATGGAACAGTCGACCAACACCAAGGGCGGCTATCTGGTCGACACGGCCTATAGCCGTGATTTCATCGACCTGTTGCGCCCCCGCGTCGTCATCCGCAATCTCGGTGCGCGATCGGTGCCGATGCCGGACGGCAACCTGACGATGCGCAAGAAGACGGCCGGAACGCAGGCTGGCTATGTCGGTGAGCGCGTCCCCGCCCCGACGACTGACATGAAGGTCGGTCAGCTGAGCATGACCGCGAAAAAGCTGATGGCGCTGGTGCCGATCACCAATCAGCTGATCCGCCGCGCCAGCTGGGGCGTCGACCAGATGGTCCGTGACGATCTGCTGGAAAGCGCGGCTGTGAAGGAAGACCAGCAGTTCCTGCGCGGTGTCGGTAGCGACCTTGCGCCAACCGGCGTCCGCTACCTCGTTGCGGCGGCCAACGTGCTGGCCATGAGCGCCAATGCCAACCTGACCGGCGTTACCTCCGATCTGGGCCGCATGACGCTGGCGGTGAAGAACGCGAACGTCCCGATGATCAACTGCGGCTGGGTCATGAGCCCGCGCGTTCGTGAGTTCCTTGCCGGTCTGCGCGATGGCAACGGCAATATCGTCTATCCGTCGATCGAAGCGAACAACACGCTGAAGGGCTACAAGATCGGCGAAACCACCTCCGTTCCCGACAATCTGGGCGCAGGCGGCAACGAGTCGGAATTGTACTTCGGCGACTGGTCGCAATTCCTAATCGGCGACACCTATCAGGTGGCCATCGCCGCCTCCGATACGGCTGCTTATGACGATGGCGGCGTCATCCGGGCGGCGTTCTCGAATGACGAAACGGTTATCCGCCTGATCGAAGAGCACGACACGCAGCTACGCTACGATCGCGCAGCGGCGGTGCTGACGGGCGTGACCTGGGCTCCGTAAGCGTCTCGCCCTTTCCTCAATCTTATGACGGCGGGTCCGCGATGCGGGTCCGCCGTCGCCATTTCTGGAGGACCCCATGGCGGTCAAATTTCTGAAATCCACTCAGGTCGGCACCATCTACAACACGGATGAAGTGGCGGCGTTCGATGCCCAGACCGAGAAAGAGCTGATCGAAGCCAAGTCGGCCGAGGAATACAAGGAACCCAAGAAGGCCGCCCCCGCCGGGGCGCAGGCCTGACGGATCGCGGGCGGGGTACGCGACATGGCGGAAATCGTCTCGCTGACCACTGCCCGCGAATGGCTGAAGGTCGATGACGAAATCAGCGACAGCCTGTTGCAGTCGCTGATTTCCACCGCCGTTCAGTTCGTCGCGGACTATATGGAGCGGCCTTTGACCGGGGAGCGCGGATGGCCGGACGGCCAGCTTCCCCCGCCCGTGGTGCATGGCATTCGGGTGGCGCTGATCGACCTGTTCAACAACCCCGAGAACCCATTCTCCAACCTCACCGCACTTACGGCGCTGGTCGGCCCCTATAGCCGTCCATCGGTCGGTTGATGGCTGGCAAGGATCAACGGGCCGCTTTTCGGCCCAATAAGCGCGTCCAGCTGGAGCGCCCCGAGGCGGATAAGTCCTTTGGGGGTGCCGGGCTGGGCAAATGGGTCTCCGTGACCAACGGCAAGATTTGGGCAGAGGTTCGCGACACGCTGCCCAGCAGGGGCGAGAATCTGGCGGAAGGCCTGACGATCGCCAAGCGGCCAGCGCGCATCCGCATCCGCTACCGGCCGGGGGTGACAGCCCGGATGCGGTTCATTGTCGATGGGCGGGTGCTGCAAATTGTCGCGGGACCGGCCGAAATCGGGCGGCGCTATCTAATCGAGTTCATGGCCGAGGAAAGCACCCCGGCCGGGAACCCGGCCTGACGTGGCTAAGGTCACGGGGCGCGATACGGTCAAGCGCTATATCGCCGCGATCCCCGACTATTGCCGGACCAAGCTGTTGCCCGGCGCGGCGCGCGCGGGCGCGAAGGTCATCGCCGAGGAAGCGCGCGATCGGTGCGAGTCGGACCGCGTAGCGGCGGATATCGTCGTGAAGGCGCGCGCCGTCACGGATGACACGATCCGCGTCGTCGTGACGGTCAAGCGGGGCTTCAGCTATTCGCTAGGCGTCTGGCTGGAATACGGCACCGCACCGCACTTCATCGCGGCCGTTGGCGGCGTCGGCGCGCGAAAGCTGAATGAGAAGCTGAAGGACAGCAAGGCCAGCCCCACCCTTGTGATCGGTGGGCGGCCGGTCGGGCCGGAGGTCTTCCACACCGGATCGCGCGCCTTTCCGTTCCTGCGCCCGGCGCTGGACGTGAAGGAGGCCGAGGCGATCCGCGCCGCGCAAAAATACATCACCACCCGCCTGAGCCGGAAAGGCCTGGCCCCCGACGACATGGACGATGACGCATGAGCGACCAGCCTATCCCCGACGTGATCGACGGGGCGACGATCATCGGCGCGGTGTTGCAGGCCTATGCGCCGCTGCTGGCGCTGGTCGATCGCGACAGCATCAAGGGCGGCCGCCTGTCCGGTGACGAACCCTTGCCCGCCCTGCGGGTCCGCACGGTCAGTGTCGTGGACCGCAAGCGGCTGAAGCGCAGCACGACCCGGCGCTGCACTGATCGCGTGTCGGTGACGGTCCGCGCGGTCAGCTGGGCGCAGCAACGCGCCGTGATCGGCTTGGTGGCCGACGCGGGCGCGGATCGCACCGGCAAGATCGGGGGCGGCCTGAACGTGTCCATCCTGCTCGCTGGGCGCGGGCCGGACGTGGATGGCCCCGGCGACACCTACGAACAGACGCAAGATTTCCGCGTCACTTACGACGCCATCACAGGAGCATGACGATGACTGACACCCCCAAGTTCAAGGCCAAGGTGCTGCGCGATTTCACCGACGCAGGCACCGAGACCAATTACGTGAAGGATCAGGAGGTCCAGCTGACCGCTGGCGAACTGCTGAACCTGACGCTGGCCGGTCTGGTCGAAGAGGTGGCCGACGCCCAGCCCGACGAGGGCAAGACCAAGGGCAAGGCGGCTAACGCCTGATCCATCCCGCCGCTTAACAGGAGCAATACACTATGACTTCGCAGACTGCGGCGGGCACCACGCTCGCCATTTCCGCCGGTACGCCCGCCACTCAGGACAAGGCCGGTTATGCCGCCCTGTCGTATCTGGTGATCGGGCAGGTGGAAAAGCTGGGCACCTTCGGCACCAGCTTTGCCAAGGTTGAATTTCAGCCGATGAAGGGGGCCAAACAGAAGTATAAGGGATCGCCGGATTATGGCGCGCTGGCGCCGACGATCGCGCTCGACAGCGCGGACGCCGGGCAGACCCTGTTGCAGACGTCGTCCGATGACGAGAGCCAAAAGCTCTATTCCTTCGCCGTCACCTATCCGGACGGCGCGATGCGCTACTTGCAGGGCCGTACCTTCGGGATGCCCGAAACGGCGGATGGTGCCGACACCATGCTGACCGCTGCCCCGGCTATCGAAATCTGCACCAAGCCGGTGAAGGTCGCCGCCCCCGCTTAACCCCCTTCCGGCTCCAGCCGGATCAAGAGCATCGGCCCGCCCCGCGTTGCGCGGGACGGGGCGGGTCGGTGAATCCCGCGCAATCCCGCCGCACAAGAGGTTTACAATGCTCGATATTATGACGCAGGCAGTCACCAATACCGCCTCGCTGCACCTTAAGGATGCCAGCGGCAATCTGATGTACGACGGCAAGCAGCCCGTCCGTATCCACCTCTATGGCCCGGCTTCGCCGGAATATGCCCGAATCGAGGAATTGCAGACGCAGCGCGCTCTGAAGCGAGCGCAGGACAATGACGGCAAGCCGTCTGCCATGTCGGCCGAACAGCGGCGGGAAACGACGGCGGAGGATTATGCCGCCATTACTGCGGGGTTTGAGAATTTCACCTATTCCCCCGCTGGCGACGCCACGGGCGCGGAACTGTACCGCGCCACCTATGCGGAACCGAAGCTGGGCTTCATCGTCAACCAAATCACCAAGTTCATTGGTGACTGGGGAAACTTCAAGCCCGCGTAGGCCAAGGCCTGACGCTCTACGTTCGGCAAATGGCGTGGCTGGCCGCCACGCCAAAGCCCGCCGAGGGGTCCAGACGGGCCGAACGGTGGGAAAAGGCCCCGGCCGCCACAAAGCGCAGCCGCGCCGAGAGCATGGGGAAAAAGGCGGCGGAAAACGCCATGCCGCCCAATCCCATGCCGCACCTGATCGAACGGTTCATGGAAATGGGCATGGTCGAAGCGGCGGGCATGGGAACCGTCGCGCTCAGCTGGCCGACGATCGCCGCATGGTCGCATATGACCGGGGTGCGGCTCTGCCCATGGGAGGCCCGGCTAATCCGCCGCCTGTCCGTCGAATATCTGGCGGAAGGGCGGCGGGCCGAGGCAGAGACCTGCCCTGCCCCATGGAAGGCCCCGGTCAGCAAGGCCGAGATTGACGCGGAACGGGCCGGGCTGGAGCGGTTGCTAGGCTGATCAGCGATGATCCGTGACGTAGCGCTTCAGCACATCGTCCAGACGGGATTGCCAGCCCGCCCCGGTGGCTTCGAAATAGTCGACCACCTCCGGGGACAGCCGGATCGTCTTGGGGATTTTGGTCGGCTTTTTCTGGGGGCCGCGCACGCGGCGCATTTCGGCCGCCATAGCGGGCAGCGCTTCGGCGAACGGTCGGGCGCTGGCCAGCTGGGCGTCGGTCAGTTCGGGGTTGTCTGACACGGCATCCATGTCCGCTTGGGTGTAGGGTTTCGTCATTCCACCAATTTCCTTTCCTTGGCGCTGGCGGGGCGGGCCGAGATGATCGAAAGCCCTTCGGTGCCCAGCGTGGCGAAAATCACGGTGATGACGCCGTTCAGGCGTCCAACCGCGAACCAGCGGCCTTGTTTCGCTTCGCCGATCATTGCGGACAGGAAGAACGCTTCGTCGACATCGGCGAAATCAATGCCGTGCTTGGCAAGGTTCGCGGCGCGCTTCGGTTCGTCCCATACGATCATCATGGGTTTTTTGTACGCACGAAAAGCCTAAGCGTCAACATAAATTGTAAGTACAAATAGGGCTGTCCGTTCGGGCGGCCCTTTTTCTTTTGGAGCGCCGCTGATGGACAATTTCGAAGGTGCGGCGCTTGGCGTCGGGTTCGATATCGATACCGGCGGTTCGTTCGAGGCGCTGGCGCGTCTGGATACGGCTATCGACCGGGCCAGCGCGAACGCGATTGACGAGTTCAACCGGGTGGAGCGCGCGTCCGCCTCCATGCTGAACCTGAACGGGGCGCAGGCATCGCTGCGGACCTTTGCGGCCGAATCCTCGCAGGCAAGCCGTGCCGCACAGCGGGAGTTCAATTCCGTCGAAAAGGCGGGGGAGCGGCTGGTTTCCCAAATTGAGCGCCAGAACGGTGCCTTTGGGAAAACCCGTGAGGAAATGCGGCTCGCCAAGGTGGAGGCTGCCGCGCTGGCGGCCGAACAGCAAGGCCTGACCGAACTGGCCGGACGGCTGCGCGCGGCGGAATCCGAATTGGCGGGCAAGGAACTGGCGGCCGCGCGCCGGGCGCGTTTCGAGGCCGAGGCGCTGGCGCAGGCCCGTGCCGAGGCAGAGGCCAAGGCGGCGGCCGACGCGGCGCGGGAGCGTGCGCAGGCAGAGGCGGCGCTGATCGATCAGTTGCGGGAGCGCGCCCAGCTGCAAGGCCTGCTGGAACAGAATTTCGGGTTGAACCAGCCGCGCGCCACCGATGGCGGTGCGACCTTCAGCGCGCTGGCGGCCCGTGCGGCCGAGGAAGAAGCGCAGGCCCTGCGGTCGGCCACCCTCGCCCACCAAATGTTCGAGGCGCGGGTTAAGGCGGGTGTGACCGCGATGCGGGAGCATGAGGCGGCCGAGATTGCCGCGACGCGGGAGCATGAAAACATGGCATCGGCGGCCGAGCGGCTGCGCGCGTCGATCGATCCAGCCTATGCCGCGCAGTCCCGGTTCAACAAGGAAATCGGGGATGCGCGCAAACTGGTTTCGGCGGGCGCGATCGGGCTGGACGAATATGCGGCCAAGCTGCGGATGGAACAGGCGCTGCTGGACCGCGTGACGGCTTCGCATGAGGACATGACCGAGGCGCAGCGACTAACCGCCTATGAGACGCTGAACCTCACGCGCAATCTGGCTGACGTGGGCGTGACCGCCTCCATGGGCATGGACCCGTTCATGATCCTTGTGCAGCAGGGGCCGCAAATCTGGGACGTGTTTCAGCAGATTGAGGCGCGCGGGGGCAGCGCGGCCGCCTCGATGCGTCAGCTGGGGCAGGACGTGCTGAAATATGTCGTCGACGGCTTTGCCAAGGTCGTGCCCTATCTGACGCCCACCAATGTGCTGCTGGCGGGCACGGCGCTGGCGGCCGTCGCGGCGGTTCGTGCGCTGGGCGAATATGGCATCGCCATGCAGCGGCTGGAGGGTGTCGCGGCCGGACTTGGCCGCACCTCCGGCCAGACGGCGCAGCAGTTGGAGACGTTCGCCGAGGCCGCCGCATCGGCGGGCAATCGGTCGCTGTCAGCCACCCGCGATAGCGTCGCGGCCTTCGCTACCGCCGGGATCGAAAGCGGCCAGACGATCACCGCGTTGGCGGCCAATGTCGAGAAATACGCCAAGTTGACCGGACAGGATGCCCCCGCCGCGCAAGCCGCACTTGCCGAGGCTATGTCCGATCCGGCGCGGGCGGCCGACACCTTTACGCAGCAGCTGGGGCTGCTGACCGGGGCGCAGTATGAGCATATCCGCGCACTGGCGGCGCAGGGAGACGGCGCGAAGGCCGCGTCCGAGCTGACCCGCATCCTGACCGCCGATCTGGCCGCGAATAGCCATGAGGCCACCGGGCTGGCGCATTACATGGATGCGTTGGGCGATGCCGTGTCCGGCGTGGCGGTGATGTTCGGTCGCCTTGATCAGCGGATCAAGAATGCCGGGGCGTCCTATGATGCCTGGCTAAAGCGGAATGTCGGTGGCTGGGCGGTCGATCTGATCGGCACCGGCAACACCATGCCCACCGGACCGAACGCGGCGGCCGGGCGCAATCAGGACCAGATTGCCGCGCTGAACGCATCGCAGGCGCTCAACACCAGCGGCATGAAGCAATTCAACGATCTACTCGCCCAACAGCGCATCCTGCAAAAGGGGCTGGCGGATACGACCGGCCTGACGGCCGCCCAGATTGGTGCCCTGCGCCATGACTATTCGGCCGTCACCGACACCATCAATGCCAACCGCAACGCCTCTGGCCAGTGGATCACGACGCAGGAACGCGCTCACCTGATCGCGCAGGCGCAGGCCCGTCTGGGGGCCGCGCGTAATCAGACCGACAAGGCTGCGGCGCAGCAGCAGCTGACCCGCCTTCAGCTGGGCAATCAGGTGCTGACGCAGCAGGAGCGCGAGACGCAGGCGCAGGATGCTTATGCCCGTGTCGCGGATCGCTATCACCGCAACCGGGACAACCACGCCGCGCAGCTGGCCCGCGATGCCGAGGCCGTGCAGGCGTCCATCCGCAACCTCTATTCGCTGGCCGATGCCTATGGCGTGTCGGGCTCTGCCGCGCTGATCGCCGAGGCGCGGGTGCGCGCGGAAAGCCAAGCCATCCGCCAGCGCGGCGATATCGAGGCGGCGGTGAACCGCCAGATTGAACTGGCCATTGCGCAGCGTGTCGCGGACGGCGCGAAGTCCGTCCAGTCGATGAACGATCAGTCGCGGATTCAGGCTGACGTGAATGCGGCCGTGGCCGATGGCCTGATCCCGGCGGGCCGCGCCAACGAGATGCTGCGCGACCGGATCGCGGAATTGCCCTTGCTGGCCGCTCTGGAGGCCGCACAGCAGCGCGGCCTGACCAAAGGGGCGGCCGAGGCGCAAAAGGCGCTGGACGCCCTGCACGACGCCCAGAAGCGATCGAACGCGGCTGCGGTCGGTGCGCGTTTCTTCGCGGCCGATCAGGCCGCCGATCGCCGGTTGGCGCAGCTGGAAAAGGAGCGGGATCTGATCGGCGCAACGGACGCCGAGCGGATCAAGGCTTTGGCGACGCTAAAGGCCACGCAGGAACTGCCGGACCATGACTTCACGGGCAAGTTCGCGGACGATTACGTCGCCAAGCAAGTCCAAATTGCCCAAAATCAGCAGCAAATCCAGCTGCTGACCAATGCCTACAACGACAGTCTGAAGCATCAGGCCGAATTGTTCGATGCGATCGCGGCAAATGTTCAGAATGCAGGGCAAGGCATGGCGGAAGCCTTTGGCGAGGCGGGCCGCGCTCTGGGCGATATGGCGTCGGTCTTTGCGGGGCACCTGTCCGATCGCCAGCGGCTGAACGACTGGCAGCAGAAGGAAATGCGCGATGCCAGCCAAATCACGGTGGCAGAGGTTCGCGCCCGCAAGGAACGCGAGATTTCCGCGCTCTACGCCGCCCGGTCCAGCACGATGCAAATCGCCATGTACGGGGACCTTGCGGCATCGGCGCGCGGGTTCTTCGATGAAGGGTCGACCGGCTATGAGGCGATGGCGGCGGCCGAAAAGGCGTTCCGCGCCGTCCAGTTCGCCCTGTCGGTGCGTGCCGTGGCGCAGGATGCCATCGAGACGGGTAGCGCCATCGCCAAGAGCGGCGCGCGGTCGGCCGCCCATGCCGTCGAGGCGGTGGCCAAGGCGATTGCAGGCCTGCCCTTCCCGCTGAACATCGCGGCCGGGGCCGCGACGGCGGCCGTGCTGGCGTCGATCGGGCTGTCCGTGGCCGGAGCGTTCGGCAAGGGCGGCGGTGATCTGCCCAAGGCCAATGCGGGCACCGGCACGGTGCTGGGCGATAGCGCGGCCAAATCGGAAAGCCTGAAGCGGTCGCTGGATGCCCTGAAGGAGGTGGATACCGTCACCTCCGTCTATGCCCGCGAAATGGCCACCTCGCTGCGGTCGATTGATGGCCAGATTGGCGGGCTGGCCAGTGTCGTCGTGCGGGCGGGCAACATCAATGCATCGTCGGGCGTCAGCGAGGGGTTCCGGTCGGATACCACCGGCAAGCTGCTTTCCACGCTGATCGATCCGACCGGCACGCTTTCAAAGCTCCCGCTGATCGGTGGCCTGTTCAGTGGCCTGAAGGGACTTATCGGTTCGCTGTTCGGCTCCACCACCACCGTTGTTGGCAATGGCCTGTATGGCGGCGCGCAGTCGCTGGGCAGCATTCTGTCGGGCGGTTTCGATGCGTCCTATTATTCGGACGTTGAGAAGAAAAAGCGGTTCCTGGGGATCACGACCGGCAAGTCCTATTCCACCCAATATACCGGGGCGGATGCGGGGCTGGAGAATCAGTTCACGCTGATCCTGAAGGAGTTCAACGCGGCGATCGTCGCGGCGGCCGGGCCGCTGGGCGCAGCGACCGGCGATATCCAGAACCGCCTGAACGGCTTCATCGTCGATATCGGCAAAATCGACCTGAAGGGCCTGACCGGCACGCAGGTTCAGGAAAAGCTGACCGCCGTATTCGGTGCGGCGGCCGATCGCATGGCGGATGCGGCATTCCCCGGTTTTCAGCGCTTCGCAAAGGTCGGGGAAGGTGCGTTTGAAACGCTGGTGCGGGTCGCGTCGACGGTGGAGGCCGCGACCACTGCCCTGACCGCGCTGGGTGGCGCGGCGCAGGCGCTGGGCATCGACGCGAAAATGGGGCTGGTCGGGCAGTTCGAAAGCGTCAGTGCCTTCAGCAGCGCCACGGACGCCTATTTTCAGGCCTATTACAGCAAGGCCGAACAGTCGGCCGCCAAGACCGCCCAGCTTGGCAAAGTGTTCGACAGCCTTGGCCTGTCGATGCCCGCCAGCCTGTCGGCCTTCCGCTCGCTGGTCGAAGCGCAGGACCTGACCACGGCGGCCGGACAGGCGACCTATGCCACGCTGCTGAAGCTGGCGCCTGCCTTTGCCGATCTGCAATCGGCCTTGGAGGGCGTGAAAAGTGCGGCGGATATCGCCAGCGAACGCGCCGATCTGGAGCGCCGCTTGCTGGAGGTGCAGGGCAACACGGCTGCGATCCGGGCGCTTGATCTGGCCAAGCTGGATAGCAGCAACCGGGCGCTCCAGATGCAAATCTGGGCCATTCAGGACGCGCAGGAAGCCGCCAAGGCGGCCGATGAGCTTCGGAAGGCGTGGTCCGATGTGGGCGACAGCATCATGGATGAGGTCAAGCGTATCCGGGGCCTGACCGAGGCGGGCGGGGAGGCCAGTTTCGCCAGCCTGATGGGGCAGTTCAACGCCGCCAATGCGTCGGCGCGGGGCGGCGATCAGGATGCGGCCAAGCTGCTGCCCAGCCTGTCGCAGTCGCTGCTGACCGCTGCGGCCAATGCCGCGACCAGTCGGCAGGAACTGGACCGCGTGCGCGCCCAGACCGCCGCCCAGCTGGAAGCGACGTGGGCGGCCATTCAGGGGCGCAGCTTCACCCCCGTGACCGGCAGCGCGCTGGTTGCGGGTTCGGCCTCGCCCATGCCGGGCGTCGACACCGTGCAGGCGATAGCCCCGGCCAATGACGATCTGGTCGCCGAACTGCGCCAGCTGCGGGACGAAGTGGCGCAGCTGCGGCAGGACAATAACGCGGGCCATGCGGCGACGGCGAGCAACACCGGGGGCATCAAAAAGACGCTCGATACCGTCACCGCCGAGCATGGCGGGCAAGCGGTCAGCGTGGCGGGAGCTGCAGCATGATGGAAGTCGTAAACGCCTCCGGCGAGCGGTTCGCGCTGGGCGAGGTGGAAGCGTCGGCCACGGTCGGCATCATCGACTATAGCCGCCGCGTCACCGATGATTTCGGTGTCACGACGGTCGTGCAGCGCGGGTTCGCGCGCCGCATGTCGGTGCGGCTGGCCGTGCCATCCGATGACGCCAGCGCGTTGCAACGGCGTCTGGCCGATCTGCGCGCCACGTCCGCGCGCTGGATCGCGGATGATCGGTTCGACTGGTTGAGCCCCACCGGCTTCTACAAGGATTTCGATATCGACATGGCGGTCCCGCCATTGTCCTATTGCACCTTGTCGGTGGAGGGGCTGGCCCAGACCGAGGCCGGGGCCGATCCGGGCGGCGATCCCGCGCCGGACGGCCGCCCGAGCACGCTTCAGCTACTCCAGCCCTACGCCGTCACCGAGGCGATCCTGACCGCCTCCAGCGTGGCGGAAGACGATGCGCCCGCTTGGGCGGCCGCGACCGGCTATACCAAGGGCGCAAAGGTGCTGCGCCAGCACCGGGTCTATGAGGCGCTTGTCGCCAATAGCGGTGCCGATCCGCTGGCGGCCGGTGGGCAATGGCTCGATACCGGCCCGTCAAAGCGCTGGGCACCATTTGACCAGGCGCTTGGCACGGTGGCGCAGGCCGATGGCCTGATGACCATGCGACTGGAGACGGCGCGCATCGAGGGCATGGCGCTGCTCGACGTGAAGGCCGCAACGGTGCGCGTGCAGGCGGACGGTTATGACCGGACGCAGGCCGTGACCGGCGGGGCCGTCACCTTCCTTGATCTGGGCGGCAAGGGCTGGGTCATGGTGACGATCGCCGGGGCGGGCGCGGTGACGGTCGGCACGCTGCTGATCGGCCGTGTCGTGGCGCTGGGCACGACCGAGGCGTCCCCGACGGCCGGAATCACCGATTTCAGCCGCAAGACGGTCGACGACTTCGGCGAGGTGACGATTGTGAAGCGCGGCTTTGCCAAGCGCATGACCGCCAAGGCGCTGATCCGCACGGACGCGCTCGATATCGTCGCCAATCGCATCGCCACGGTGCGGGCGATGCCGTCGCTATGGATCGGACAGGATGGGCTCGACTGCCTGACCGTCTACGGCTTTTTCCGGGATTTCTCGGTTGAGATCGGGCCGGGCGTTTCCAAGCTGTCGCTGTCGATCGAAGGGTTGAGCGCGGCCGACAAGACCGCGCCGCTGGTCAGCTGGCCCGATCTGGGCGACCCTGACGGCACCAAGCCGGAGGACAATGCGACCCATGGCGCGCCTAACGACTCCCTTATTGGGGCTGTCCGTCAGCCTGATGGAACGTATATCGGAGGGAAGCTTGCTGGCTCGCTTTTAAGCGATGTCGTGGCGACCACGGGCAATACCGCCAGCCTCGCGACCAACATCGGCGCGTACAAATTGTCGATCGATCCGCTGCTGCATGGCGATGACGGGACCACGCTGAAGACCCAGCTTGAGCAATGGGGCATCAAGACCGAAACAAACGACCTGTTCATCAAGAACCTGTCGCAGGTCGACCCGGAGAAGGGCACCGCCTTTGCGCTCTGGTCGGTGGGCGCGAACGGGGTCGCCTCCAGCATCACCCAGATGGCGGGGCCGGGTGGCGCGATTCAAGGGTTCTATTCCGACATCTTCGTATTCTGGGACCGCAAGGGCGGAGGCCAGCCGGTCGAAATCCTCCGCTACGAAGACGGCGCATGGCGGTTTGGCGCGATCGAGGCGACCCGCGTGAAGGCGGACGTGATCGAGGCGAAGCATATCGTCAGCGCGGCCGTCCAGCAGACCCGGTTCGTCATTCTGTCCGCCGATGTCAGCATCCCGCGCAACAGCACCATCGCCGTCGCTACCATGACCTTCACGAAGGACGAGGCGACCAGCACGGTACGCGTCCAGTTCTTCGGTATTTTCTGGAGCGGGGACGACCTGCAATTCAGCTGTTCGTTCGTCGTCGATGGCGCGACCGCCTATCCGGGCGGGTCGGTCAATCTGATCCTCGACAATTACAACAGCAACGCGCGCGCGCCGATCACCCCGTTCCTCTACCTGACGGACCTTCCCGCCGGGCGACACACCATTCGCATCGACGTGACCAATAACGAGGACGAGAACATCCCGCTCGTCGTCAAGTCGGGCAGCGCGATGGAAATCATCGAACTGAAGAAAGCAGCTATCTGATGACCGACCTGACGCCATCTGATGTCGAGAAGTTTCTTGCCGTCTGGCAAGCCTGGGGACTGTCTGTTGATCAGTGGGGCCAGCTGGCGACCGGCAGCGCCCAGGGCGGGCCAAATGGCGACGGGCTTTACCCATTTACCAATCGGGGTGGCGCGACCGTCATGGTCCCGTGTCTGGCAAAGATCGCCTCGAGCGTGCCGACCGGCCAGCCCGTCGACCTGATCCTGCAATGCTATGCCGATCAGGCCGTGGTGCGTCTTGGCTCGCGCCTGTCGCCGGTCCGGGCCGCCCGGCCGTTAACGATCAGCGGTATACGCGGTTCGCTTGTCCTGGCTGATCAGTCCCCGGCGGACACGGGCGGCCTGCGTATCGATGTAAAGGTCAATGGGGTGTCGATGCTGTCCGCGCCCCTGCTGATCAAGCCGGGTCAGCTATCGAGTCGGGCGGCCGGTACGGCGCAGCCGGTGATTTCCAAGCCCACGATCCCGGACGATGCGGAAATCTCGGTCGATGTGGTGGCCGAAGGCGTGGGCGCGCGGGGCCTGCGGGTCATGCTGGTCGGGAATTACGCATGATCATTCAGGCTCCCAAAGGCCTGTCGGCCCTTCGGCTCGACTTCGCGGGCACCGCTTACACTGCTGGCGACCGGGCGTATCCAAGCGCGGGGGCCATTCCCGAGGTGCGGATATCCGGGCCGGGTGGCATCGCCCTTGCGCCGGACGGAACGCTGAAGCTGTCGCCTGCCGGGCAACCGATCGTCGCGGCGGGGGTCGGGGTAGCGCTGGAGCCGCCCGCCACCAATCTGCTGGCGATGAGCAACGCCGCGCCCACCACGACGGCCGGATGGACCTTGCTCAGCAACCGGCCGACAGGCGCCACGATAACGCTGGTCGACGATCGCGCGGCCATGGACGCGGCGGGCATCTTCGCGCAGCTGCTCGCGGCCGGGGTGATGAACGGCAAGGTGGTGCGGTTCTACAACCCCTCCCCCGATGCCGAATTTGCCATCCCGTTTTTCGGCGCTGGCGGCGCGGCCTATGCGATCAGCGCCTATGTCCGATGCGTGAAGGGCGGCGGCTATATCACCGTCACCGGAGGCGGCGGACAGACGCCCATCTTCACCAATGGCGGGTGGCAACGTGTCGGGCGGGTCCACAATGCCGGGCAACAGGCCCGGTTGGTCGTGCGGCCCCAATCGGAGGTGCTGGTGATCCTCGCGCAAGTCGAGACCGCCCGGATTACCAGCCCCATCGTGGTGTCGGGCCAGCCTGTGACACGAAGCGCCGCGCCCCTGCTGATCGTGGGCGGGCACCTGTTCGGCCGCCCGCATACCATCGTGCTGGAGGTGGAGATTGCGCGGCAGGACAATGCCGAGCGGACCATGCTCCACCTGACCAATGGTTCGGGCGAGGGCTACACGCTCGCCCGAACCAACGACAACGCCCTGACCGGCACGCAGACCGGCAGTTTCCGCCGCCCCTGTGTTCCCCGGCTGACGGGGCCGGGCCGGGTTCGCATGGCCCACCGTGTCAGCCCACGGGGTCAGACGATCGGCGCGGCGGGGCTGCTCGCCCATGCACCTTTCATGGAAGCGACCGCAGCGCTGGACCGCGTGGCGATCGGCGCGCGGGTGGACGGCACCTTGCCGATGACGGGATGGGTTTGCTCCGTCGAAATCCTGTGTGAGGTCGGGGACGACGACTTGGAGGCGATCGTGGCCGGACCGGCCGACGCCTTCCTGCCCGAGACGCGGCGCTATATCAGCCCGGCCGGGAGTGATGACAGCGACGGCCTGACGCCCGCCACTGCATGGCGAACGCTTGCCAAGGCGACGGACGTAACGCTGTTCTGGCCGGGCACGCATTTCTTTCTGGAACGTGGCGGCGCGTGGTCCGAGACGCTGCTGCCTAGCACTCGCTGTACCTATCGGCCCTATGGCTCGGGCGCAGCGCCGCAAGTCGGGATCGGCCAGACCTATGGTGTCGACGAAAATGCGGCCAACGATTTCCGCATTCAGGGCCTGCATATCACCCGCGCCAAGTCTCGGGGTGTCAACTGCTATGGCGCGTCGGGCGTGATGCTGGTGGGCAACGAGGTATCTCGCAACGGTTCGACCACGGATGACAACGCGATCGGCGTCGCGATTCGGGGCAACACGCGCAAGGCAGAATCGGAGTTGGTCGCGGTCCCGAAGGGCGTTCAGGTGCAGGCCTATGCCACGACGGAGGCCGCCCTTACGGGCATCTTCCGGGTGGAGTGCACGACTGGCGGAAGCGGCTTGGACACGCGGTGGCGGGTGCGTCGGCCGGATGGGTCCTTGGTCAATGGCACCGCCAGCGGCGGGGTGGCTTTTTCTGGTGGCGGGGTGTCCTTCACGCTCTCCGGGACGGCATCGGTGGGAGACAGCGTTCAGATACGGAGTAAGCCGTTCAGCGAAATTCCCTTGCCCGGCAACGCCCTTGCCGAGGACGTGCTTATCGAAAGCAATTTCGTCCATGACAATGTGGGCAAGGCGGCAGGCGATGCCGTCTACGTCGAAGGCGTGGGTGGCGTTTGTATCGTCCAGGGTAACGACATTCCTCCCCCGGCGGGCGCGCAGGCCGACTGCATCCAAATCAGCAGAAACAATCATCTCTATGTGCGAAATCCGGCCCATGCGATCGTTCGCGCCAATCGCGTCGTCGCCTTTACAGGTGGGGGCAAAGGCGCGATCGTTGTTCGATCTGAAACCTGTCTGATCGAAATCAATTGGGTTCGGGGTCACAATTTCTGCATCGGCGTGATGGCGCGTGGCATTATTCGCCACAACTATTGCGAACACGCGGACCTCAATCCGTATTCGTGGGGTGCCGGACCGGGCGAGGACAATGATGTCTCCGATCAGGAATATTATGGCAATGTGATTGTCGGCTGTCGGCGCGGCATATCGTCTTCCGGCAATGGCAATTCGACCATGACACTGACGGGCCGTTTTCCCCGGACGCAGTATCGATTTCGCATTTCCATTCACGACAATGACGTTCGTGAGGCCGACGCGGCGATTTTTTCCGATCGACCCATGAGTGGGCGGGTTCAGTTCAACGCGGCGACCGCCGTCAAGATCTTGTTCGACCGCCGCACCACGGCATTGCCGCCCGGCGAGGCCGATCTGCGCGTCGGGTTCAACCGGCTGAACTAACCGCAGGGTATCCAAGGAGACAATGATGGAAAATCTTCGCTTTGCGGCCACGGAGGTCGCGAAATGACGGCGCTCGCCCATGTGATCAGCGTCGTCGCCATATGGATGCTGATGCTTTTCGGCGTCCGCTTTGCGGTGTCGGCCGGGCATTGGCTTGTGCCCTGCGCCGCTGCCCTTTGGCGGGTGATGCGGTGTCGGGCGCGAGTCCTGTGGTCGTCGACCAACGGCCGGATGGGGCATGGTCTGGCCCCTGCCCCGCCCGATTCCGACCACGCGGCTTGCGCGGCCCACTTTCGCGCCGTGGTCGACCAGCTGCACGCCGCTCTGATCACCGCGATAAAAACCCCATGGTCCGCGACCCTGTTGTTCGCGGGATCGGTCCTGATCGGGCTGGGCTATTTCAGCGGCTCGCTAGGCGATGCGGCACGGTTGGTTTCCACTCACCCGGAAACATGGATCGCGTTCGATGTGGTCACGGACTGCATCGCGTCCGTCTTGGCCGTGACGGGCATGAGTTTCGTGCAGGCGGCCTTTTCCCGCCATCGGACTGCCAGCTTTCTGGTCAGCGGCGTCCTGATCCTGACCGGCCTGGGGATAGGAGTGGTGACGCTGTGAAGGACTGGCAGTTCTACGCACTGGCGGCCTTTGCGGTCGCGTCGGGGCAAGTGCTGAAGATCGGCCGCAAGCTGGAGGCGGACCGCGCCGTGACATGGCGCGATATCATGGTCCTGTGTTCAATCCTGCCCGCATTCGGCGCGATCGGCGGGGCGATGGCCGTCCATTTCAACATGCCGGTGTGGTCGGTGCTGTTCGCGGGCACCTGTGCCGGTTGGACGGGCATCGGGACCATGCGCGTGATGCTGGCGGCGCTGCCGTACATCCTGCCCGAGGGGCTGGCGAAGCTGTTCCGCCCGATGATCACGGACAAGGATCAAACCGGGGCCTGATCCCCCCACCAACCAAGGACATGGATAGATGACAAAACCAGCGGGGCAACCGGCCGCGCGGGCTACGCTCGCGCGTGCCGCAAAAGGGGGCGGCGTCGCGGCGATCGTCGCCGCGATGATCGCCGGGGTGATCACCCTTGAGGGCGGTTATGTGAACCACCCGGCCGATCCGGGCGGGGAGACGAACAAGGGCATCACCAAGCGGGTTGCGGTGGCGCATGGCTATACCGGCCCGATGCGGACGCTGCCCGACAGCGTGGCGCATAGCATCTATTACGCCGATTATCTGGTGAAGCCCGGCTATGCCCCGCTGATCCCGATCGATGCGGCCGTGACGGAAGAACTGTTCGATACCACCGTCAACATGGGTGCGGATCGGCCGGGGCGCTGGTTCCAAACCGCGATCAACGCAACCTGCGGCACGCGGCTGGCGGTGGACGGCAAGGTGGGGGGCGCGACGATCGCCGCCTATCAGGCGTGCCAGATGCAATACGGCGCGGTCCGGTTGTGCGTCACGATGCTGGGCCTGCTCGATGGGCAGCAGCGGGCAGAATATGACCGCTTGGTCGCGGCCAATTCCCGTCTGAGGGTTTTCCATGTCGGCTGGATCGCCAAGCGGATCGGCAACGTCGATCGCCGTAAATGCGATGCGGTGGCATGATCCGGCTTGCGGCGCTGGGGCGCTTCTGGCCGCTGATCCCCATCCTGTTGCTTGCCGTGTGGGGCTGGCGGGTTGACCAGCTGCGCGCGGTCCACCTGCTCGATTTGACCAAGGAACGCGGCGATCGGCGCGCCGAGGTCGCGGAAGCCAAGCGGGATGCCGCGTCGGCCGAGGCCGCCAATGCTGACCGGATTGCGACGGCGGCCGAGCGGTACGCGGCCGCCATGGCCGATCGCCTGCCCATCATCCTCCACTCGAAAGACACGGTAACTCGCTATGCCCAAACTGATGCTGGTCGCGCTCTTTGCCGCGACGCTGACCGGGTGCGCGATATCGACACACTCGACGCCGCCCTATTCACGCCTTCCCGATCCGCCGACAGCGGCCTTGGAACCGTGCGTCCCAACGCCGCAACATCGCCAGCCGGACGGTAGTGCCACGGCGGCCGATGATGACGCCACGATCCGGGACGGCCGGGTCGATCTGGCGGCCTGTGACGACAAGCGCCGCCTGTTGCTGGGCAGCTGGCCGCGCAACTCCACTCCAAGAAAGGACTGACCTATGAGAAGCATCCTGCGCGCGGGCTTGATCGCGCTCGCCTGCCTATCGGCCGATGCCGTCGCCCAGACCACCTACCCCAAAATCATCTCTCCATCGACCATCGTGCCGCCTGCTGGAGCGGCATTCACCGATTCGTCGGGCGAAACCCGGATTGCCTCCCCTACCTCGCCGCTGCCCGTTACGGCGGTCCTGCCGCAAATCACCGCGACCAGCCGGAGCGGCCTTTTCGGCACGACGGCTGCGCAGCTGATGCCCGCCAATCCTTCGCGGCGTTTCATCCAGGTGCAGGTTCAGAACAGCGCCACCTGCTACATCAGCGGCCTTTCCACCGCGACGGCCGATCAGAACAGCCTGTTGCTGCCCGGCGGGGGGCAGCTGTTCGAAAGCAGCACGCACGTCACGACGGGCGCAATTTCCATCATCTGCACGGCGGCTTCGACCCCCGTTTATGCAAGGGAGGGCTGACGCATGGGCTTCAAATTCAACGTGGGCGGTGGTGGTCCGGGCCTGTCGGCCAGCAAGTCCACCTATTACACCTCCATCGCGCAAGGGGCGCTCATTGCGTCCCTGACTGATCCTTTCGGTTCGGGTGTGACTTACACGGTTGTAGGCAGCACCCCCTCTACTTTGGCGCTGGCATCGGGCGGCCGGATCGTCGCGGGGGCGGGTGCGCAGGCCGATGGGCAGGCGTCCACGATCATCATCCGGGCGAGTAAGGGCGCGCGGGCGGTGGAGGAACCGCTGACCTTTACCGCCATCCCGATCCCGCGCGCGGCGTCCTATCCCAAGGCGGGCGATCTGGTCTTTGGTTTGTCGCCGTACCGCACGGTCGGCAACGGTTCGACCACGCTGGCCTATGCCCCGGCAAGCGGTTTCCTGAACGAGGTGGCCGACAATTTCATGACCGCCCAGCCTGCCGGGTGGCGGCCGGTCTATTTCAATTTCGGCCTGAACAGCGCCGACAGCGCAGGCCCGACCGCGCTGGAAACCCCGCCGGGCAATAGCAACACACTCGACTGTTCCGTGACCTTCACGGCTGCCAATGGCGGCGGGACGCGGGTGGCGGGGACGTTCGGCGGTGCGGCCTCGTTCGTCATGCCGGATGGCGGTTTCGCGATCGAGGACGCCCGCCCGGCCTTTGCCGGTGGCTTCCACCGGGTCAGCCTGACCACCCCATCGGGCGGCAAGCGCCCGACCGGCTGGAATGCGGATGCGGCCTTTGGCGAATATCGACGGCGCGGCGGGACCTATGCGTCGAGCAATGCGGCCGGGGGACAAATCTCCGGCAGCGCGCCCGACAGCAATCGGGGATACAAGCCGCACGGCGTGCTGATCCCGTTCAACGGCTCGACGCCCTCCGTCCTGTTGATCGGCGATTCGATCACGCAACAGAACGACCTGCGGTTCGATGCGCGCCAGCTGGTCGGCGGGATCGTGAAGGCACTGGGCGATCCGTCCGGGCCGGGATCGTTCGGGGTGGCGAATTTCGGCCACCACGGCGCGGCGATGGAAGACCTGATGGACGTGACGCCGGGCAGCAACCGCTTCAGCCTGCGCTACGCTATGCTGGCCGCCGTGCGGGATATGAATGGCGGCCGGTGGCCGTTCACGCATATCTGGTCGCAGGGCCTGCGGAACGATTTCAGCGGTATGGTGTCCGCCGCCACGCCGGAGGATGCGCTCGTGCTTCTCAAGGCACGGGCACAGGCATGGTGGGATTTTCTGGCGAAAACTTTCCCCGGTATCCCGATCATCCAGTCGACGATATCGGCACGCGTCACGAACGACAGCGCGACCAATTACACGTTGGCTGATGGTCAGCAGCCTCGCCCGGCCACGGCGGGCATCGCGCTGGAGGCGTTCAACGCGTGGCTTGTCCAGACCACTCCTGCCCCGCTGGCGATGGTCGTGGATCTTCAGGACGGGCAACGCGAATTGCGAAGTGACCCGAACTTCACCGGCCAGTCTCCGGTCTGGGCGCGGTTGGCCTTTGTGAAGGCCGGAGGCGGCAAGCTGGCCACGGCGCTGGCGGCCGGGACGGCCGTCTCGACCATCAAAATCACCGCCAGCACGGCCCCGGCGGTGGGCAGCGCCTGCTATTTCGAGCCGGGCACCTCGTCTGTCGAAATGAGGGGAAATATCTCGGCCGTAACCGACAATGGCGACGGCACCTTTACCCTAGGATTGGCGGCCGCCATCACGCCAAGCGTCTCCCATGCGGTCGGGTCCGTCTTCATGACGTCGCCTACGACGGATGGCACCCATCCTGAAACAGTAGTGCATGAAATTTGGGCATCAATGGTTCGGCCGCTCAAGCCGCTGATTGCTAGCCTGTGAATCCCGTAACGACCGCGACTCGGGAGTGTCGCTGATTGCCCACATCGGCTTACCCCAAACTCCCGCACGCCCGGTTTGGCAGGCACTGACACTAGTGCCGTACGGTCGCGAGCCTAGGTAGATTCTGGGTGAGACGCAAAGGCGCCCTATCGGTGAGAGTGAGGGCACTCGACTCCACATCTTCCACTCGTCCCGGGAAGCGACTATTGATGCCCGGGGAGAAATCGCATGGAAGTCGTTTCGTTTGTCAACATGAAGGGTGGCGTTGGAAAAACGACGCTGGCGGTCAACGTCGCGGACGCCCTTAACCGCCGGCATGATCTACGCGTTTTGCTTATCGATCTCGATCCGCAGTTCAACGCTACGCAGCTTTTGTACTCTGGTGAGGACTACGTCGAGCGACGGGCAGCTGGCTCTCATACGATAGTTAACGTCTTCAACGAAACCCCAGGCACCGCCATAAACCCTGTAAAGGGGGACACCGTAAGGCCCGGTACCAGCTTGGATAACGTAAAGCCATGGACCTTCAGGCCCGGGTTTGACCTTATCCCCGGTGATCTTGAAATCTATCGTGTTGATATGGGGTCAGGGCAAGGTAAAGAGTTAAGGCTAAAACGGTACGTTGAAAAGATAGCCCAAAAAGGCGTTTACGATATTATCATTATTGATACGCCGCCAACACCATCTCATTATATGATGGCAGCCCTATTGGCATCTAAGCACTATCTTGTTCCCGTTAAACCAGAGCCACTTTCGAGGGTAGGTATTGATCTATTGCGAGGAGTCATCGATCGCACTTCAGAAAATCATGGCCACGATATCGAATGTATAGGAGTGGTCGTCACTTTGGCAGATGCGCGTACAAAAGTTTACCGCGAAGGCCTCAAATTTCTCGACAACAATGCGCTGTGGAAAAATAAAAGATATAAGGGCGTTTTACCTCATCGCACAGCGGTTGCTCGCGAGCAGGGAAATCAAACCCTCATATTAGACATTGGCGAAAGTGGCTCAATGCTCGCCCTAACAACGATTACGAATGAATTGGTGACAAGGCTTGATCTATGA